TTGGTAGTTCTACAACAGCAGTAACAAATTTTGATAACGCAGTTGGTGGTATATTTTTAAGTGGGAGTTATACTTCACCATACTCAAGCACTCAAACATTGAACGCAGGTACGTTGCAGATGGTTGTTCAATGTACTAATGATACAGGTGGCACAGGGTACAGTGATAATCCAGGTGGATGGTATATAAAAATCTGTAGAGGTACTGGATGCTATGAGCAGACAACATCATCTTGGATGAGAGCAGGACCTCATCAACTGTGGACAGCATTCATGAACACTTATGCTGCATTCCCATCTAACACTGATCCCACATCAGGGTCAGCACAGACAACATCAATCTCTATTAATATAGAAACAGCAGGAAACTATGTACTAGAAGTTGCTGCAGATAACACAGCATCATTCACATGGGATGGTGCAAGCATTGGTTCATCATCTAGCACCACTTCATCCAGTATAAATATCAATACAGTAAGTACAGGTCCTCACACGTTAGGCATTAGCGTAACTAACAATACACCTGCATCGGGGACAGCAGACACATGGGCAAACAATCCAGGTGGAGTAGCATATACATTGAAACTAGGTAGTACGATAGTCTCTACATCACTAGACCTTGTAACAAATACTACAACATCAAGTAATCTCATATGGCATACTAGATTAGGAACAGGGTACGCAGTAACAACAACATAATGGAACTACCAAAGATTAAAAACAAAGATTTACCTAAGGAACTCAAAGAGATTTTAGGTGATGCAGATGCTGAGTTTGAAGCAATCGTAGATCCTACAGATGTTATTAATATTGAATTAAATCCTGATGAATACTATAAAGGTAGAACAGAGACTGCAAAAATGCTTATAGAATCAAGACAAAAACTAGAACAACTAAGACATGACTTTAAACGACACACTAAAACAGTGCAAGAAAATAATCAAAGCACGCAAGAAGAATAAAGCACTCTACACCAAGGCAGATATTGCTTATGTGAAGATGATAAAGAATGCTGAAAAGAAAACACTTGACAAAAAGACGGTATAGTGCTATACTAAATACTATCATACAAAGGACTCGAAAGATCGTAACCCTTTGCGTATGTAAACAGATCCCCATGTCGGGGGAATCTATCATCCGCAAGGGATTTTTTCTTGCGAGATACTTTTAAAAAAAATGACTATTAACCAAAAAATCGCTGCAGTAGCAGCATCTCCATTCCTTTTCGCTGGTGCAGCTTTTGCTGGTCCATACGTTAATTTGGAAGCAACAGGTTCATATCCTGATGGAACATATACATCTGGTGGACTAGAAGCAGTTGTTGGATACGAAGGAGAAACTCCTGGTGGTATCGGTTGGTACGTATCTGGTGGTCCTACAGTGACTCACACAGAAGCTGCTGACGAGTTCGGTGACGTTGAGTTAATCGGATACCTTGGTGGATCTTATGACAAGTTCTACGGAGAAATCTCTGGTGTAACAACAGCAGCAGATGACATTGACTTCTCTGCAAAAGCAGGCGTTAAGTTCACATTCTAAGTCACAGTTGACTAACTTGAGACCTCTACATAGTAGGGGTCTTTTTTTATGTGATGAATTTACTCAAGCATCCATTGTTTCAGATCAATATGATATTGATTTGCTCTCTTGTCTTCATAGAGTTAATGCATATCAACTATCACAGAACAGCACCACCTTGTCCTGTACAGCAAGTGGAAAATGATTGGTAGTATATATACTGTTAGTAATTGCTAACATTATGGATCAGGATGAAGCGATGTTTGGCACAGAAGTCAAACCAAAGAAGAAAATAAATTTGACCAAGTGGTTTGCCCTAGGTTTGGGTGGAGTGCTTGGTCTTTCCCATGTCGGTATGATAGGCATGATTAGTAGGAAGGATGGACTACCTGACCTAGACATACCTGTAGGACCTTACACCTCATACGTGGTGTCAGCAGACAAAGAGGGATATAAGATCAGTTATACTGCTAACGATCCCAAGACAGCGTACATAACTAAGGACATCAAAGAGAAGGGTGGTTTCTTAGGACTAGCAAATAATACACAGAAGGTAGTAGAAGAATACTTTATGGATGGTCAGATCAACCAAGGTGGTGCAGTATCGAATCACAGATCATGGTTAGATGGACAACCAGGTTTGACACAAGGTGAAGCAGCAGAGATAACTGCTGCACGAAAAAGTGAAGCCTGTATCAAGGCAATCGGATCAGCAGAAGGTACAGGCAGGCTCGTGGGTACATCAATTGGTGCTAGTGCTGCTCCTACTCTCAGTACTATCCCCTTTGTTGGTTGGGTTGCTGCTGGCTGGGTGGCAATGTTTGGTGGTAATCAGGGAGCTGACATAGGTGGTAACATGGCAGAGGATCTTAACAAGAACTGTTGACACTAGGGAAATAATATAGTATACTCTCATCAGGAGATTCGACTTTTTGGTCCCCAGAAAGTCGGAAAAAAAATTCGGGAAATTTTTTTCTAAATAGGTTTTTTAAAGAGTTATGAACTTTACCGTATATTCAAGAGAAGGGTGTCCATATTGCACTAAGATCATTGAAATACTGAAATTAAAAGAATTCAAGTTTGTTGAATATAAGTTAGATGAGCATTTTGACCGATTTGCCTTTTATGAGGAATTTGGTGGAGGTGCAACATTTCCACAAGTTATGATTAACGGACAAAAAATGGGTGGATGTACTGAAACTGTTAAATATCTGCGAGAACATAATATGGTCTAATGGATAAAGAAGACGTACTCATTGACATTGTAGAAAACGCTGTCAATGACGCAATGTTTGCACATAAGCATAACTTTAAAATGTACGAGTATTTGATTCATAATAACCTTACCAAACGTGACGTGGCAGATTTCCTAGAGTGTGGAACTGCTAAAAACATCAAAATAACACTTGACGACCTCGATCTTATAATAGAAGGAGGTCATTCTGATATTAAGGAAGCATATCCAAATTGGAAGAAATCCGAAGCAAGAAAAATCAGAAAATATCTTAAATCAATTATTAGTGATGCTGAAAAATACAGGGATAAAAAGTCCAAAAGAGTTCGCTCTAAATAGGGGTATAGAGTTAATGTTACCGAGAAGGAGGGCGGTACGACCAAGCAATATTGATCGTACCTTTCGTTTATTGAACCGTTGGGTACGTATAAGGATCGACATACGTACGGAGGAAACCGATGGAAATTAACGTAATACTCTTCTTTTCTGGGGTAGGAATGTTTATAACTCTCTTATTAGGAGGGGTCATAGGGTGGCAATATCACGAGGCTGTGGCGAAGCATACATATAAGAGACAACTAGATAATTTACATCCTGAGTTCCTCGATGGTGGGGGATCCTATGTAAATGAAGAACTTCTCGCTGTTAGATTTGCAGATCCTGATGATTTTATTGACGACGACGATGAAGTGTGATATAATACTAAAAAAGTGACTTGATATGGCACCAAGAAAATTACCGAATGATGCACTTATAACAGAAATCCTTCAAAAGGTTTCTTCTGCTAAAACTAAAGCAGAGAAGGTAGATTTACTCCAAGAGTATAATCAAGATGCCTTACGTGCAATTTTAATCATCAATTTTGATGAAACATTAAAATTCCTTCTACCAGAAGGAGAAGTACCTTTTAAAGCAAATGATGCACCTGCAGGTACTGAACACACTCGTTTAACACATGAGTATCGTGGACTATACAGGTTCTTCAAAGGTGGAGACAGTTCTATTAAAGGAATGAAGAGAGAACAACTCTTTGTACAGTTATTAGAAGGACTTCATCAAGATGAAGCAAACCTTTTAGTAAGTGCCTGTAATAAGGATATACAAGCAAAGTACAGAATTACTAAGCAAGTAGTATCTGAAGCATTCCCATCAATTGTATGGGGTAACAGATCGTGATCTGGGAAAGTAATGAGGAGGTGGCACAGGTAAAAGACAAATATACTGTGACCATCTTACATACTGCATGTGAAAGATCTGCTGCTAATAATAAAAAACTTCCAACCAATGCCTGTATAGTTCATTATTTGGCAATGGCAAAGGGGGAAGAACACTACTCTGACCACTATGATATAGTGATGGGTAGTAAGGTCAACATTTTCGATTGTTACTATGACAAACTCGGATCAAAACATCTCAAAGCTATCGGATTCTGCGGAGGAACAATTTCTCCAGGAAATTTCGATACCAAAGCATATCTCGCAGCAAGCAAATGATCTCTTCAAAAAGAAGAGTGAAAACCCACAGGACTTTCTTTTTGAATCACCTCCTAAGGGTAAAGACATTGATGACCTAGCAGACGAATTATTTGATGCCCTATATGATCACACAAATAAATAGCGATATAGAACTATTGGATCTTTTAAAAGAGAGCGAACGCACTGGGGAAACTCAGACGATGCGTTCATTTTTGCTCTTTTGGAATCAATATCCAATACGGTCTTCTTACGTTATAAACGAATGGATAGGTTTCAAAGTCCACCATGAGAGACAAAAAAGCAGCAAAAAAATTAATAAAAAGAGCTAAATTACACCCTGATTGGTATACCAAACAAGAAGCATGGTATGCTAAAATGATTAAAAATGAAAGTAAAAATGATAAGCGTAACTCCAGACGCAGAAAAAACGATGGGGTACGTGGCGAGAGTGAGCAACCCCAAGAATCAAAACAATCCAACCGTGGATGGTTTGTTGGGTTATTGCATAAAGCACGGTCACTGGTCGGTCTTTGAGCAAGCACATATGACACTTGAGATCGAGACCACTAGAGGTCTTGCTGCTCAGATACTACGACACCGTAGTTTTACATTTCAAGAGTTTAGTCAAAGATATGCTGACACTAATCTGTTAGCAGAGGAGATTCCTATGTTTGATCTCCGACATCAGGACACTAAGAATAGACAGAATAGTACAGATGACGTACCGAAGAACAAGAAACAAGATC